GGCCGCGTCCGCGGCGTTGCAAGCCGCGGTACATGACGGCCGTATCACGCATCTGCGCGGCCAGGACATGCTCGACGCTGCCGTCGCGACGGCGACGATCCGGCAATACGGCACCCAGGGCGGCTGGGCCTTCAACCTGTCCAAGACTCCTGTTCCAGTCGGTCCGCTCGTCGTCGCGGCTCTGGCATTCCAGCAAGGCGGCGCTCCCAGGAAACGAGGTGGTGTGTGGTGACCGATGCACTTGACGCGGCAGGTGTCCGCGCATTCCTGACCACCTTGGTGCCGATGCTGCAGGCGAAGCGGAAGCGGCTCAAGCCCGTCGTCGATCAGCTTCGTGCCGAAAAGAAGGTGTGGTCACCGAAGGGCATGACGCCCGAGCATCGCTACCTCGAATCGTTGACCCACACCCCGTGGGGGTCGAAGGTGGCGACCACCTTCGCGCAGGAGTTGTCCGTTTCGGGCTATCTGTCGCCGATGTCGGAGCCGGGAGACAACGAGCCGGCGTGGGCGCTGTGGGACAAGGCGCGGATGCCGCTCGTCGAGGACATTCTCATTCGGGAAGCGTTCCAGTACGGTGAGTCGTTCGCGGCCGGGCTCCCATCCGATCAGCCGAAGTCGGCGATCGCGAAGCCGCTACCACCAGTGCATACCGTGGCACTGTATGAGGATCCGGTCATCGATGTGTGGCCGATCGCGGTTCTGTCGACGGTCGCAGAGCGCAAGTCGGCGAGCCCCGTCCCCGGCATGCTGTTCGTCTCGGACTGGGTGTACAACCTCAGCTTCCCCGATGGACTGACCGCCGACACAGTGACCATTACGGGTGCATGGCAGCATGCCTCCACGATGACGCCCGTCGCACGGTTCCTCAACGAGATCGACTCTCTCGGCAACACCACGGGCAAGATCGAACCGCTGCTGCCGCTCCTGGAGCGCGTCCGCAAGGACACCTACGACCGGGTGCTGATCCAGCACAAGTCATCGTGGAAGGTTCGCACCATCTCGGGATTGGAAGCTCCTGATGGGGCGACGCCCGCAGATATGGCGCAGGAGAAGTTGCGGCTATCGGTCGAAGACATTCTGGTCTCGTCGGACAAGGACACGAAGTTCGGCACGCTCGACGAGTCCCCGCTCGGGGATCTCATCAAGGCGAAGGAATCCGACGTCTACGAAATCTGCGCCATTTCGCCGATCCCGCCATCCGCGGTGATGCCGGGCAACGTGTCGAACGTTTCCGCCGAGGCAATCGCCGAATTGCGCAACGGCTTCGAGAATCGCGTCGCCGATCACAAGGAAGTCCTCGGAGAGTCATTCACTTGGCTCATCAAGGCACTCGCAATACAGGCGGGAACCCCGGTCGACGTCGATTCCCAGGCACGAGCCCAATGGCAGGACCGTTCCGTGCGTTCGCTGGCGCAGGCCATGGATGCGTGGGGCAAGGGCGTCACGATGCTTGACATTCCCGCCGAGATGACCTGGTCCAAGATCCCTGGCGTCACGCAGGGCGAGGTGCAGCGGTGGGCGAACTACCAGAAGCGGCAGAGCGGCCAGGAGACGGTCGCCGCGATCTTCGCTCGAAACGCTGCGACGCCACAGGATGAGGCTGTCAAATGACGCTCTCGGCGGACCTGCTTCGGGACCGCATCGATGACGTGATCGCCGATATGGAGCGACAGTTCGGCGGCATTGCCTCGACTCTGGAAGACCTGATCGACGAGGTCATCGGTGGATCAAAAGCCGCATATGACCAGCTTCAGGCCCTCGGACGGACCCTCGTCGCGCCGATGGTTGACCAGTATGGGCTGGCCTCTGGCACGCTGGCGGCCGAATGGTATGACATGAACCGTGACCTCCTGAAGGTCGGCGGCTATTGGACGGGCGCCACTGTTCAGGATCCGAACCGTGATTCCGGGCCGCTGATCGGCGGGGCCGTAGCGGACTTCGTCACGACCCAATCGATCCTTTCGGGCATCCAATCCGGCATGGAACTCCGGGTTCGTCAGGTGTCGAACGGCACCGTCATGGACAGCGTTCTGCGGGACCGCGAAGCTCTCGGATGGGGTCGAGTCGCATCCGTCGGATGCTGCGGGTTCTGTGCGATGCTCGCCGGCCGGGGGGCCGTGTACCGGACGCGATTCACCGCCACGTTCTGTCCGCACATGAACTGCCGCTGTCAGGCAATCCCGCTGTGGAAGCAGGATGCGACCGGCGAAGGTCTACGCAGTCGCGAGGACACGATTGCCACCCGCCGTGCCCTCACGGATAGGCAGCGAGCCATACAGAACCGGCAGGCGAGCGACTGGATCGCGCAACACCGCGACACGCTCGGTCTGCAGTCCTGACTTCCTGCACCGATTTGTCGAGGAACGCTCGGCCGTTCGGTGTGGAAGCGACCGGGGAACTCCTGGTCGACCTCTCCGATGTGGAGTCTCCATGTTCAAGTCCCATCCATTCCTATGCACGATCGATGCGCCGGACGGCGGCGGCGGTATGCCGGTCGATTCGGCCGCCCAGGCGGCGGCACCGGAGCCGACCAGGCTCGCCGACGATCACCCATTGGTGAAGGCATTCGCGGCACAGAAAGCCGAACTGGCTGATTCGAAGAAGCGGCTCGCCGACATCGATGAGGCGCAGAAATCTGACGCGCAGAAGCTCGCCGACCGGATCGCCTCACTGGAGACGGAGAACGCGACCTTGAAGGCGGACAAGCTCCGCGCCGAGGTTGCCGCCGCCAAGGGTGTCCCCGCGAATCTCATCTCGGGGGCGACGCAGGCGGATCTCGAAGCCGCCGCAGATGCCCTGATCGCCTTCCGGGGCGGCCAGACGCCGCCACTCGGCGGCAATCAGCGCCCTGCCGGCCCCGTGTCGCCGGTGCAGGAGCACGAGGAAACCCGCGAGGACCGCCGCAAGCGCCTCGAAGGGCTGAAGAGGTAACCCGCTAGCCGATCGGCTTCCGGGCCAAACAAGAAAGGAAGCCGATCATGGCTAACGTCACTATCAAGGCGGAGCACGTCGTCGACGCTGCCGAGCTGTCTCTCTCGCGAGAGCTGGTCCTCCCGAAGCTGGTGTGGACCGATCTCACTCGTGAGGATTTCGTCGGCGCGAAGGATGACACCGTTACCCTCCGCCTGCCGGCGGTCGCCTCCGCTACGACCCGGGCGCTGCGTTCGACCGCGGATGTCACGTTCAACGAGCTCACCGAGCATGCGATCGACGTGACTCTCACCGAGGATGTCTCCGTCGATCTGAAGGCTTCCCTGGTGGAGCAGACGCTCGACCTGGTGCCGTTCTCTCAGCGGTTCGTCGTTCCGGCGACGAAGGCGCAGGCCCTCGGGGTTGAGGATGTCATCGCGGATGCGTTCAACGATGCGACGCCGCTGTCCACGATCACCTGGGATGGTTCCGCCTCGGGTGTGAAGGCTGCGCTCATCGCCGCGTCGAAGGCGCTCAACGTCGCCAACGTCGCGCGGACGAACCGTACGGTCCTTGTCGGCGCGAACGCCTACGCCGAGTTCCTCGACTACGCGTCGGGGGTCACCGGCATGGTGTCCTCGACGATCGCGGACACTGCCGTGCAGGAGGCGACGATCGGCCGCCTGTTCGGCTTCAACGTCGTGTCGTCGAACGCGATCGATGAGGATGCCGTGTTCGCGTTCGCCCCGTATGCGATCGCGTTCATCGGCATCGCCCCCACGATCCCGGCCGGTGCCGTCGATGGTGCCTCGGGTTCCACCGACGGGATCTCGTTCTCGATCATCCAGGACTACGACCCGGTGAAGCGGTCCGACCGCCTGTCGGTGCAGACCTACGTCGGCGCGACATCGGTCGAGATCAACAACGTGAACCCGTTCCTGGTTCGGATCGGCGACTTCTCGTAAGTCATCCGATCACCCTCACCCGGCTCTGGTCGGGTGAGGGGCACCGGATGACTTACTGAAAGGAGCGACCATGACGGTATCGAGCTATGCCACGATCGACGATCTGAAGGCCGCGACTGGCGATACCGACATCGCGGACGACGACCCGCAAGCACAGCGTCTCATTGAGTTCGCATCGGCGAAGATCGATGAGTTCTGCGGCCAGACATTCCCGACAACGACCGATGGCGACATTCCCCTGATCGTCACGGCGGTCACCGCCGCCATGGCGGGCCGTGCATGGCAGAATCCTGGCGGAGCGCAGTCGAAGAGCGAGACTGCGGGCCCATACGGATTTGCGACCACGTTCGGCACCGGTCAGTCGACGGCATCCGTGCCGCTCGCGCTGCGGGCTTCCGAGAAAGACGACCTGGCGCGTTACAAGATCCGCCGTTCCGGTGTGAGCTCCATCGCCACCTACCGACCCGTCGGCCTCGAAGCTCTCCACTATCTGAATCCATCGGACGGCGGGAAGCCGTTCCCCTGGCCCAACCCGGACGACATGTGATGGCGAAGCACCTTGTGCCATGCATCCGTCCCGAGATGCCCGCCTGGACCGATGGCATGGGCAACGTGATCGGCGAGGCGCGCCCCCAAGTGACTTTCGAAGCCGCATTCGCGCCGCCGACGACGGAGGCGGGATCCGAGATTGTCGATGGCGCACTTCGGGAGATCACCATCACGAAGCCGACACTCTATGAGGTCGTCGGGTCGCCAGACATCCGATCGGGTGATCCGATCACTGTCGACGGTGTCACCGGGTGGGAAGTCGACGGTGATGCAGCGCAGTTCGTGAACCCGTTCACGGGCTGGCGGGCACCGCTCGTCATCGAGCTGCGACGGACGGCAGGCTGATGGTCTACGTCCCGTCCGCCGAGGCATATGGGTTCAGCCTCCGACTCGAAGAGCCGGCGATGCGTGAACTCCTGAACGGCAGCGAGATCCGCGCCGTCGTCGCGGGGACCGCAGAGTCGATGCGGGGAGAGATCGTCACCCATGTCGAGGCGACCGCGTCGGCTGAAGATGCCAGCAACTATGTCGCGGCGTTGTTCCATGAGGATGCGTTCAGCGATGACTATGGCTTCGACTTCTCTGGCCCCTACTCGCTCGGGAATCGACCTATCGCCATCGTCGGGATCCCATCGGGTCGCGGACCGAATCCTGCAGCTAAACCGCCGATGCTCACGGAGGCGGACCATCACGCCCTGACGGCTTCCCGCGGCATCGCCGTCGGCATGGTGGAGGAGGACATCCGGTGATCGAAGCAACCGTGTTCCCGGATGTTGAAGCCACCGTGGTCGCCGCGCTCCAGAGCGTCCTCACCGGGGCGATGATCTCGAATCAGACGCCGCCATCAATCCCGGCAAAGCTCGTGACGGTCGGCTATTCGGGCGGCGGCGGCCGTGACTGGGGCGAAGCATCCGCGAATGTTGGCATCAACGTGTTCGCCGCCACAGATGCGGACTGCCGAACGCTCACACGCAGCGTGCAGGATGCGCTCGCGGGCACCAGCAATGACCTGATCGAAGGCATCCAAGTCCCAGCGGGCGGCGGCACGTCCGTGCCGCGCCAATCCCCGCCGTATCAGCGGTACTTCGTCGCCACCGCGACGCTCCGCGCGCAGTCGATCGCCTGACTTTCCCCCACGTCCACCCGCACCGGGTGAGCGAAACCCTCACCGAAAGGAAGGACCGTCATGTCTGACGTCTCCATGGCTTTCGCTCCCGTGCGAGCGAAGCTTTACAAGGCCCCCCTCGGCACCACTGTGTCGGGGATCACGGGCACCTCCACCCTGCCCATCGCGTTCGACGACTATGGGGCGCTGTCCCTGTCGGCGGGCTTCTCGATCACACCGGCCGGCAGCCCGTCCCGAACCGTCGAGCGCGAGTACTACGACGACCGGGTCTTCTATGTCACCAAGTCCCCGTCCGATGACCTGCCGACGTTCGACATCACCGCGAACGAGTCGAACATCGCCGTCCTGGAGTCGGCGTTCGGCGTGACCATCGACGAGGACGGCCTGATGAAGTACGCGGGCGGCATCCCCGACAACTCGGTCATCGTCCTCGACCTCGCCGATGGGGCCGCATCCCCGAAGACGATGCGGTATCTGATGGCGAACACCGGCGCGTCGATCAACGGTTCCGTCGCCGGCTCCGGCTCGGCGAAGCTCGTGAAGTGGCCGCTCCGGTTCACGCCAGAACCGTCTGAGGATCTCGACGGCGACCTGTTCTGGTCGTGGGCGTCCTGGCTCGCCGACCAGAGCTGATCTGACCGGGTGGCGGGGTGCCTCATGCCCGCCCCGCCACCCTCTCCTCCTGGCATGAGTCCGGCATGACTGAAAGGCATGATTATGGCGACCAAGCCGAAGACCGTCCAAGGATTCGAGTTCCTGAACCCACTGGATGGAAAGACGTACACTCTCCCGCCCTACGACCAGTCCCTCTACGCGGACAAGATCAGCGAGTTCGAGGATTCGATTCCTGAAGTCCCCGACCCGTGGACGTTGCTCACGACGCTCACGCCGGATGAGCAGCAGTCCGCCATCGATGCATCCCAGCGGCGCCTCTCGCTCCTGCGCACCATGGCGGTGCTCACCACCCTCGACAATCACATGCCCGAGGATGACCCGGCGAAGGCGGCGATCATCGCCAACGTGAACGCGGCCGACTTCGCCTTCATCTTCAAGGTATTCAGCGACTGGGTGAATGCCTACGGGGGGAAGGTGCGGGACGACCTGGGGGAAGCCTGACGCTCGCCCAGGTGCTCATCGAGCATCGGGGCGAGGTCGAGTTCGACTTTCTCAACATCCTGCACATCTCACTGACCCAGGTCGCCGCACGCGACCCTGGGGAGTTGTACCGACTCCTGAAATTGCTGCTGACGCGACCGGATAGTCAGATCGCGGCCGCCGTCGCGGGTTGGGACCGAGCTCTATCACTCGAAGCGGTGATGCTCGCGTCTCTCTACACCGCATGGACGGGTCAACGTCACCCGCTCATGCCCGATGCCCCAGACCTCTCTTTGACCGATGTAGAGACACGCCTCGCCGACATGGCATTGGAGGCGATGAACCGGAGGTGACCTGTGGCCGGTGAAATCGCCTCCGCCTTCATCGCCATCCTGCCGACGATGCGTGGTTTCGGCACCCAGATGGTCGCTCAGGCTGGCCCGCAGATCCGGGAGGCTTCCACGCGTCTCGGCACCCAGTCGGGCGCCGCTCTCGGAGCCGCTCTCGGCGGTTCCGCGTCGAAGGCCGCATTGCCGGCGATCGCCTCCGTGAACGCGGCGATCACCGAAGCCGAATCCCACACGACCGGTTGGCTTGCCTCGTCGGCAGAGATGGCCGTGAAGAACGTCGCCCTCTACGGGTCGATGTATGCCGCGATCCAGGGTGTGCAGGCCGGCATCGGGGCGATGTTCGACGCGATGGTCGGCTTCAACTCCGAGCTGGAGCAGGCGCAGATCGGGTTCACAACCCTCCTCGGCTCCTCCTACCTGGCCCAGTCGGAGCTGTCGTGGATCAAGGACTTCGCGAAGACCACGCCCTTCCGATATGAGGACGTCATCCAATATGACGAGCGCCTAATCGCGATGGGCTTCGATGCAGATCAGGCCCACAAGGCACTCACCGCGGCGGGTGATGCGGCTGCGGCGCTCGGTGCCGGGGATTCGGGTATCGAGCGGATCACGCTCGCCCTCGGGCAGATGTGGACGAAGGGCAAGATCCAGTCGCAGGAGATGCTGCAGCTCACCGAAGCGGGCATCGGGGCCTGGCAGATTCTCGCCGACCACTACCAGATCACGGTCGCCGAGCTGCAGGATCGTGTCACCAACGGGCTCGTCTCTGCGAACGACGCCGTCCCTGCGCTCATCGCCGGCTTGGAGAGCAAGTTCGGCGGCCTGATGGATCAGCAGTCCCAGACGTTCGCCGGTATGTGGTCGAACATTCTCGACACACTGCAGCAGTCCCTCGCGGAAGCTGGCGAGCCGCTGTTCGAGGAGCTCACGGCGGAGGCGAAGGACTTCATGTCCGCGCTGAACGATCCGCAGGTGCAGAAGAATCTGGATCAGTTCGGGACGGTGCTGGCGGGTACCGCACAGGGCCTCGGTGATCTCGTCGAGTGGGCGTGGCAGGGGCGGGATGCGTTCCTGGCCCTCGGGGTGGCCCTCGCGGCGAAGTCGCTGTGGGGATCTGATCGCGTTCAGGGATTCGTTTCGCAGATCAAGAGCATCGGCCCCGCATTCGCGGAAGCGTCGGCTGCGGCGTCGGCTGCGGCGTCGGCGCAGGGTTTCTACGACGAGTCGCTTGCGAAGTCGCAGACCGCGCAGGCGGCGGCCAATGCGGCTCTCATCGAGCGAACTCAGGCCGCCACTGGGCTGACCGCCGCTGAGGAGGCGCTCGCCGTCGCGGAGGGCAACCAGCAGACGTGGAATGGGAAGCTCGTCGGGTCGGATGCGCAGGTCGCGGCTGCGCAGACGGCGCGTGCGGAGGCGGCGGCGCGGCTCGCTGCTGCGGAAGGCTCGGTTGTGGCGGCCGATCTCGATGCGGCGCTGTCGGCGAAGCAGCTTGCCGCCGCGGACCTGGCCGCCGCCGCAGCCGCTGACGAAGCCGCGGCCGCCCAATCGGCGAAGGCGAAGGCGCTGTCGGGCATCAAGGGCGCCGTGTCCTCCATCGGCCAGCTTGCCGGGATCGCGGCGGTAGCTGACGGGCTCAACCGGGTCGGCGACGCCTCCGCAGATGCCGGCCAGCAGGTTCTCGGCGTTGCTGAAGCGATGGGCGGGGGCGCTCTTGCCGGCGCAGCCTTCGGGTCGGCGATTCCCGTCATCGGCACGGCCGCCGGGGCGGCGATTGGCGGCGTCGTCGGTCTGACGACTGCGCTCGTGAACTTGCAGCAGGCTCAGGACGCGGCGAACAAGAACACGTCCGCGACGGCCGATGCGTTGTCGACCATTGGTGTCACATCTGAGGATGCCGCAAAGCTGCTCTCGCATTTCACCAACGATCAGCTCAATGCGGTCGGCGGCTCTCAGGCGCTCATAGAGGCGGTCCAAAAGGGCGGCGCGACGCTCGACGACTTCAAGCAGAAGCTCGAAGCCCAACTAGCGGCACAGCAGGCGGTCGGACAAGACACATCCCTGGTTGGAGGACTCGTCGACCTGGACACCGGGTATGCCGCCTCCCAGAAGGAAGCCGCCCGCCTCCTCGCCGTACTTCAGGATCTCGGTCCGGCCGCAGACGACGCTGCATATAGCCAGTTCCTCGCTACCGAAGCCTCGAACGCTGCGACGGGCTCATACGGGGCGCAGGCGCAGGCCGCATATCAGGCTGCGTCAGCGCTCGGCACAATTCCTCTGCCGCTCTTGCAGACCGGCATCGCGGCTGAGGGTGCGTCCGGCATGGTCGGCTACCTGCTGAACTCCCTCACCGGCCTGCCGGTCAACACGCCGATCAACTTCTCGACGAACGCGACCGACATCATCAACCAGATCATGACGATCAAGGCTGCGCTGCGGTCGATGGCGAACTCGCAGGCCGACGATCCGTGGGCCGAAATGGATCTCGCCAACCAGATCACGGATCTGCAGAGCCAGTTGAAGCAGTCCCTGACGACGTTCACGCCAACCTATACGGTGCCGAAGGTCGCATCGGGTGCGGCGAGTGCCGCGAAATCGGCCGCCGACACGGCCGCACGGGAGGCGGCGCAGAAACTCAAGCAGGACCAGCAGGCCCAGCTCCAGTTTGCGGATGCTTTCGGCACGCTCATGCAGTCGGCGTTGGAAGGCAATTTCGACCAGTACCGCGACAAGCTCGCTGACGAGATCCAGTCCCTCACGCGGGATGGATATCAGGCGGCGGCGGACACGCTGAAGC